AGGCTGGAAGAGCGCTTGTAGGTACTGGTATTACCGTTGTTCTTCCCCAGGGTGTATATGGTCGCGTCGCCCCCCGGTCTGGGCTAGCTGTGAAGCATTGTATCAATGTCGGTGCGGGTGTTATTGACCCAGATTATACGGGTGAAATCAAGGTTGTTCTATTCAATCATGGGGAGAATGACTTTGAAATCAAGAAAGGTGACCGCATCGCACAACTCGTCCTCGAGAGGTGCGAGACACCACCTATCGAAGAGATTAGTATTGTAGAAGATACTGAGAGGGGTTCCGGTGGCTTCGGATCTACTGGTAATTAGAAAACCAAAAGTCTTCAGGTTGCGGTATGAAGAGGAAACCTTTCGTCATGGTCATGTAGAGTTTAGCCTTATTCACGTCGGGGTAGGACAATAACATCCATCGTTCCCAGTACTCCGCTCTGAAAAAATCTTCCCAATCCTCCTTTTCACTCTCATCTACACCTAGCATACCCCGGTGTATTTCATTGTGATTTGTTTCTATCCGCAACTTCTTAGGAATGATAGCACCTTTCCTAATAAGATGCGCTCGCATGAGACGAGCATCGCAGTGGTCGGGGTAATATTGAACACCCTTCTGGCCGAAATCGATTGCCCTTTTACTTGGGAGGATGACACGATACTTGTGGGTCACGGAAGGACTGGGCTTAAGGACGACGTGCATTGTATTGGTAACGAGGAAATAGAATGCTAGAATACATCGCATCAGGTAATATACCTGTTCGGGTTGGACAATCCGCAAAAGAGAATGACCAACTCACGAATATGAGTGACCCCAAGTACTGGTGGATGCATGCGAGTGGGTACCCTGGCACCCACGTCGTTGTGTGTTATGAGGGTGAACGACTTCCCAAGGATGTGAAGAAAGATGCTGCCGTATTGGCGATACATCACAGTAAAACACCAGAGTCTAAAATGTCATGGGTAGACCTAGTAAGAGTTGAAAATGTATCTTCTCTCAAGCAACATGGACGGGTGACGCTCGAAGGTGAAGTTATTCAACTGACGATCTTTATGCGGAAGGAAAAGGAACGTTTGGAAAGAATCTTAAAAACAAAACGCACTATCTAGACAGATGAATCATCAGGACTGGAATCCAGTTATCATCCACGGGAAAGCTGCCCCTGCTAACCAGAGACCCCCACCTAAACACTATGAGCGCACGAAGGAGCAAAAGTTGGAGGATGAGGAGCTTGGTACACACAAGAAGGTACCACTCTCCATGGCGAAGATGATTCAACAGGGGCGTATTGCTAAAGGTTTCAAAACACAAAAAGATTTAGCAATCGCAGTTGGGGTGAATGCGGGTATCATAAGTTCATATGAGTCTGGACGAGCCATTCCAGATCCAAGTGTCCTTCAGAAGTTGCGGAGGGTTTTAGGGGTCAAACTAAAGTAATCCCTTATACGTTCCAGCGATATAGTAGACATCTTCGAATCCAAGTTCCTCCAATTTCTCTGCCGCAAATCTGGCCCTCTGTCCAGTGTTGCAGTAGACGAGTAAACCCTTCTTGGGGAGTTCCGTAGTCGTTTTTTCGTTAATCTTATCGACAGGGATGTGAAGTGCCCTGGGGTAATGTCCTGCACGGTACTCTGTGGTTGTGCGAACGTCGATGACCTTCTTTATCTTACCCTTTTTGATGAGCCTTTTGGCTTCAGAGGCGGACACGAGGTTCTGACCCATGTAGGTGTATGCGAGAGCTCCAGTAAGGGCGCCAGCTATGATAAGTGGTATCATTTAGTATGTGTGGGGATTTTAACTTTGGTATGATCCATCTCAAAGCAGCACTGAGCATGACCGTCATATGTCTTCCGACACGAACGACAATAGTACAAAATGGTATAAAGTGTAGAGTCGTCCATACTGTATATGAACAAGAAAACAGCTGATGTGTCCAGTCGTATCACTCCTGATGAGTTTGCTAAGCGTTCAATGGATTGTCGTTTAGCTGCTATGGAGGAGGCACTTAAGTGCGAAAATGTTCGATACAAGTCTAACTGTGACTCGGATACGTTCAAGGATTTCCTTGAAGACCGACTCACAATTTGGGAGGGAGAGAAGAATAAGACCTTCTATGGAAAGAAGATGTACGAAAAGACGAAAACTTTGATTGACAACTGGAACTAGTTACCGAAAGCGACACCAGCCATACCATTCTTGATACGAAGAATGTTATAGTTGACCGCGTAGACACGGTGGAGCTGGTTACCACCCGAGGGGTTGGTGATGCTGAGCTTCGCATTATCGATACGAGAGAAGTTAAGGGAACCAGTGGGCTGCATCTTGCTCATAGTCAAGCAGAATGGCCACGAGAAGGTGGGGAGATCATCGATGATGTCATCGGGGAGATCAGTACAGTGCATTTCGGGGACGATATCGTGGTGGTACACGTTAGAGGTTTCCTCGAAGAGGGCCACACCGTTAATGTAGAGGGAAGACTTCTGGAAACTAAACTCATCATCCCAATTGTTACCTGTAGCGTTACCCGACACTAGGTGAAGAGACTTTACTGGGTGGTTGAAATAACTGAGATCGACATCGGTGTCCGTTTTGGTGAGCATTTGATTCTGGGTCTGAGTGATGAGCAATTCGTGATCGTTATCGGTGAAGAACTTACGCTCATCCGTATCCAGATAGATGTAATTACCAAAGACTTTGGGGGTCGAACCGGGAGTAAAGTTGTCTCGGCACTTGATGCGAATCTCGGCATCGTGGTACTGGAGCGCCACGAGAGGTAGGCACTTGGTCCAGTCCTCACCGAAGAAGAAGGGGATCATGTAATAGTTGCCGGAGTGGTTATCCTTGCGACTGTTGGTGGTAACCGCAAAGGAAGCTTTGGCAGCGGAATCACGCATGAGAGGGTTGTAGACACCTTGAATGAAGAGGGAATCAAGTTGCGAAACCATCTGACCACCGATCCAAAGACTGAACTCGGTAGGGGTAGCGGCGTTATTAGAATGGAGACCGGCACTGTTCTGTTGAATACCGGCGATGTTGGTGGCTTCAATCCAAACATAACTCAAGAGGTCACCCTTGGACCTGATAGGAATAGAAACCTCGTTATTGGAACCGAACGTACCAATGTAATCCATACGCTCGGGCTTCATGGCGAAGTTGGTGTATCGTTTATAGTTCTGGCGGAAGAAACTGACCTGGGGATCACCCGTGATGTAGACATCCTGGGCACCCACCGACACGAGCTCAATTAAAGCGGCAGACATTTATTAGTAAATGATATTAAAATTTTCGCTCAATATAAACATATGGTCGTCTTCCAAGCTCTCACGTGGGAGGCGAGGGATGTTGAAAGTGAACATTTAGTGAGTATATTTGGAAAGACTCAAGACGGAAAGTCTGTATGTGTCACTACCTCATTTACTCCGTACTTTTTTGTCAAGTTCCCAAGGGGTGCTACACAAAAGACTGCGCAGGAAATATACAACGTCATAGATAGAAAATGTCCTGAATGCCTGACATCATATTCGATCATGAAGGCTAAAGATGTTTGGGGGTTTCAAAATAATGAAGAATTTGCGTACATGAAACTTGATTTCGTGAATTTGGCGATGCGAAGACGTGTTGACTACTTTCTAAAAAATGCGTTAGCCCTTACGTCTGGTATGGTAAAACTGAAAGTATACGAATCAAACTTAGATCCGGTACTTCGCCTGATGCATCGAACGGGAATTCAATCGACTGGATGGATTGATACGGGTGACCAGTGTGTACGTTCACACCTTGCGAATGTGGATGTCGATCTATTTTGTAATAAGTGGAGCACACTCAAACCTGTGCATCGGGATGACATCGCTCCATTTGTGGTCGCATCGATTGATATCGAATGTAACAGTTCCACTGGTAAATTTCCCGACCCAAATATTATTGGTGATGCGTGTTTCCAGATTGCCGTGTCGTTATGTAGATTTGGTGAAGACGAACCATATGAAAAGGTTTGTCTATGTTATAAAAAAACCGAAGGTCCAGATGTAGTGAGTTTCAGTACCGAAAGGGAAATGCTCGAGGCTTTTCAGGTATATCTACAAAAAAAGAACATTGATATTTTAACTGGGTGGAACATATTCGGTTTCGATCTTCAGTATTTATACACGCGTGCTCATCTGGTCGGATGTAACCCCGATTTTTTCAAACTTGGAAAATTGAAGAGTCAAGTGTGTGACATTTCAATCAAAAAATTGAGTTCGAGTGCTCTGGGTGATAACACGCTAAAACTTTTACCAATGTCTGGTCGGTTCATCTTTGATTTATTCCATGAGGTGAAGAAGGGGTACAAGCTAGACTCATATAAACTCAATGAAGTTTCCAAGCTCTATCTTGGGGATCAAAAGATTGACATGCCACCAAAGGAAATGTTTGCTCGATTTATAGAAGAAGATCCAAAAAAACTTGGCGAAGTTGCGGAATATTGTATTAAGGATACACTTCTTCCACATAGGCTCATGAAGAAGTTGTGTATTCTTTTGAACCTCCTGGAGATGGCCAAGGCTACCTGGGTACCTCTATGTTTTCTTGTCGAACGTGGGCAACAAATAAAGGTGTTCAGTCAGTTGACGAAGAAGGCGAGGGAGCTGGGATTTATGGTACCAACGATTCGTTATGGGCAGTTGCCCGAAGAACCGTACGAAGGTGCGACTGTCCTCGACGCACAGAAAGGTGCCTACTACACACCGATCACAGCTCTAGATTTTGAGGCACTATATCCATCTATCATGATGGCACACAACCTTTGCTACTCGTCGTATGTTATGAATGAAAAGGAATATGGAAATATAGATGGAGTGACTTATGAGACATTTAATATAGGTGGTCGAACTTATAAATTCGCACAAAACGTTCCAACTCTTTTACCGGCGATCTTATTGGAACTCAAAGAGTTTCGTAAAAAGGCGAAGAAGGATATGGCTGCTGCGACGGGTGCTATGAAGGAGGTGTATAACGGTAAACAGTTGGCGTATAAGATATCGATGAATTCTGTATACGGTTTTACAGGTGCCGGTAAGGGTATTCTTCCATGTGTACCGATCGCTTCTACGACGACCTGTAGGGGTCGTGAAATGATTGAAGAGACGAAAAATTATGTGGAGGCTAACTTTCCGGGGGCGAAGGTGAGGTACGGTGACACGGATTCAGTCATGGTCGAGTTTGACGTAGGCGGTCGCACGGGTGAGGAGGCTGTCAAGTACAGCTGGGAAATCGGTGAGCGAGCGGCAGAGGAATGTAGTGCCCTCTTCAAGAAACCAAACAACCTGGAGCTTGAGAAGGTTTACTGGCCTTATTTTTTATACTCGAAGAAGCGGTACGCTGCTAAACTCTGGACAAAGGGTAAAGATGACCAGATGCATATGGACTATATAGACATCAAGGGACTACAGGTTGTTCGCCGAGACAATACGCCCCATGTGAGAGATGTGTGTAAAGAGCTCTTGGATGTCATTCTTTCATCGAGTGATACGGGTCCACCAATGGAACTTGCGAGGGAACGTGCTATCGAATTATTATCCGGTGACGTATCAAACGATAAATTGGTATTGAGTCAATCTCTTTCTGATTCGTATAAAGTGAAAGGACGGGACGTTTCCATCACAAGTCCCGATAGTATACACATTAGCCAGGCTCATGTACAGGTTGTTAACAAGATGCGAGACAGGAAACCTGGCTCGGAGCCACAATCGGGTGATCGGGTACCTTATTTACTCACCAAAACTGGTGATCCAAAGGCGGGGGCATTTGAAAAATCAGAAGATCCGAAGTACGTCGAAGAAAATAATATCCCGATCGATTACCACTACTACTTTGTCAATAAGTTTTTGAATCCCGTATGTGACCTCCTTGATCCATTGTTTACAAATACAAAGGAGGAGATTTTCGGTGCTATTATCAACCAACACGCACCACCTAAAAAGAAGAGAGAGCCGGGATTTAGCGGTATGAAAAAAGATCAGCTCATGGAAGAGTGTAAAAAAAGAAACCTGGACACAACTGGAACAATTCCGGATTTGAAATCGAGGTTAAAAAACAATTTGGAAAAACAAAAGTCAGTCGCAGACCTATTTAAAAAATACGAGCAAGATAGAAGTAAGCAATGAGTTCGTACGATAAACTTATCACTATTTTTGATGACGAGCTGAAAACGCGGGTGAATGAAATCATAGGCGATTATGCTGAAGTCATTTCGAAGAAACATGGTATAGCACTCGACTTATTACTGAGAGATGTTCCCGAAATGTACACCGGTTTGATGTGTAAAGGGACGAAGCACAATGGTCAACGATGTGCGTTCAGAGGAATTCACGGGGGGTATTGCGGTAAGCATGTCACACAAGGTAATCGTATTAAACAGAGGGTTATTCCCAGTGTGAATACACATACACATGGTTCCGACGAACTTTTCGTTTCAGAATGCCCGGCATGTATTCATTCGAATGTATTTAGAGATATAAATACAATGTTTAGTAATGAGTAAAACCGATATTCTGCTATCATCAATTAACAGCTTTTATAACGAAGAGAAGAATAGAACTAAACTTTTGAATATTTTAGATAAAAAATCCGGAATTTCTTTGAGAAATCTGGAATGGTTTATTACAAATTATGCGAAGAAAAACAACACAACCTATAAGACTACTGATGGAAAGTTATTCACGGTACACTGTGCCTACAAATCAAGCCTGGATGGATACAGTAAGAAATTGTTTGACCCATTTTGTCGGTCCGCGAAGTTTTCTTATATTGTTCCCGGGACATCTCATGAAATTCATACAACGCTGGCGCAGTTGAATTTCATCAAATGGTGTATCAAGAATAACATCATCGATTATATTAGTGACAATAAAAAATCATTATTTAACAAACCGTCTATCTAAAAAGTATCTTAGCTTTACCGTCCCCGATTATCATCATATTGTAACTTTTTGCTATGATTATAACCTGTTTAGGAAAGTCTATTTGAGGAATACCTAATACTTCGATGTAATTATCAT